GGCGATCTAGCGCCTGTCCGACTCCATTGTCTGAAATTTCAATCTTGATCATCAGATCGCAGCGTCGGGCGGAATATCCTGCCCGATCGCGCTGTCATCGCGCTTCAGGATCGCCTCACGAACCATCGTGGCTGCGGCATCCTCATCGGCTGGAAGCATCGTGCGCGGGATCCTTTCGCCAAAGATGGCGCGATATTGCTGATCCAGATCCAGCCAGTCCTGCTCGGTCATAGCGCCCCTTTCAACACAGCAAACATATCGGGTGAAAACCGCTCCAAAAGTCGTTCGCCAAAGCTTCCGCTTCCGGCAATGCTGCAGATATTAGCCCAGCATTCAGCCTGTCTGCCCCAGCCCGCACGCTGCTTGTAATAACTCATCTTGTGCGCCCCAGCACCCTCAACACGCTTATAAGTAGCCGCGCTGAACAGATCGGAAACCATCCCGGGAAGGCCTTTATTATAGGCACGGATGCCCTTGCCCGATATCTCCTGGCCCAACGAGCCGCGCTGAACCTGCTCGATCGCATCCATCAGGCCCTGCGCGTCAGTCCGCTTCCAGGCCTGCAGGAACTGGGCTTCCCACCAATCGCGGGCCACATCGCCGATCGCCATATCGCCAGGCGCCGAATGCAAGGTGAACCAGGCGCGGAATTCATCCAGATCGATGCCGACATCGTCGGCCTGGCCACGCAACCAGGCCGCCCGCGCCTCGGTCGACCCCAGCGTCTTGGTCTGCTCGGCCAGCGCGCCCGCCGCATCCTTATTGGCCTGCGCAATGCCGGCCTGCGCCTTTGATTGCCGACCCAAGCCCGCGCCGTTCTTCATCAGCGCGCCATCCTTTTCCATCGCCGCAGTGAAATCCGCCTCCGCGCTGCGCATAAACGACCTCGACGCAGCCTTGGAGTCCATGAAGTGGCCAAACTCATGACGCCACACCGCCTTGCCGATCGGCGTGTCGCTCGGGTGTCCCATCACAATGCTGTTGCCCTGCTGATAGGACACCGACCCCACGCGTTCCTTGATCGTCACCGGCCCAGCGCGCAAAGCCCCGGCCTTCAGCCAGGCGGGCGCATCCGGATAAGAGCGGTGATGCCATTGTCCCGTCGGCGTCGTCAGATCCCACTCGCTCACCGCATCGAGGTCGTTTTTAAGATCGCGCGCGATCGCCTGCGGCAATCCCGGCAGCTTTTCCTTCAGCTGCCGCTTCACATCGCCCGTCACCGACGCGCCAGGCATGTAATCCCAGCCCTTATCGATACCGTTTGGCCGGCCGTCGGGCGCCAGCCCATCGTCTGGCGCGTCTTCCACCCGACCACCCAAACGCTCGGCCGTTTTGCGGGTTACTCCGATCACATAGCACTGGCACCCCCAACCGTTGGGCGGGTAATGCGTTTGCCACCAGGCATCGTCCGCCGGCAGGGCTAGGCCGTCCCAGCTCACGTGCAATGGGCGCGGGCGCGCCACGCTGTCGCTGTGGCGGTACATCCAGTGGGTGAAATTGCCGGACTTCAGCTGCACCAGGCGCCCGGCCGCGTAGCTGCTGGCCATGTTGGTGCGGTAGATCGTGCGGGTGCGCCAGTTGTATTCGCCCTTGTGGCCCCAGCCGTGCTTTTCCGCGATCTCATCGAAGTGGGCGCGAAACCAGCCGATGGATTGGCCATCTGCGATCGCACCGTCGACCGCGCGCGCCAGATCAGCCAGCAGATCCGCCTTGGCCGCCCCAGCCACCATGAACCCCGTGTCGTGCGCGGATTTCTGCACGTCCAGCCACGATTCAGTGGGGATCAGGTTGCCGAGTTTCCCGCGAAAAAACGCGGTTTGCTCGGCGAACGGCTTGCGGAAAACGGCGTCGATACCCATGAATCAGTCCGGCAGCATCCCGTGGCTCGCCGCCACGTCATACCGTCCCGTCAGGTTCGCAATCCCCAGCCCGGTGGCCATCACCTGGGCCATCTTGCTGCTGTCCAGCTCGCCGTAGGCGTCGAGCAGCCAGTCGCGCAGCTGCTCCAGGCTGTCGGCTTTTTCCGCCAGCGTGCGGATCTGCTCCAGCATGTCCTGCAGGGCCGGGGCGGCGGCGGATTCGACGACGTCGGCGAGTTGGTTGGTGTCGCTGGGCGTCACGTCGGCCAGCGGGGTGAACTTCAATGCGGCCTTGGCGGGCGCGACGGGCGCGGGTTCCGCTGCGGGCGGCACAATCGGCGGGGCGGAAGTGCCGACGGTCAGCACATCCTCGCCGTCGATCGGCTCGGGGATGCTCAGTTTCTCGTGTGCCCACTTTGCCGGAATGTGCATGCCGATGCCGACCAGCTTCGGCAGGCTTTCGGCGAACACGCCCAAATCCTCCACATCGCGGAAATCGAACACCAGGCGCGGGCAGCGGCGGATATCGCCCAGGCCCTTGTTGACCGCCAGAATCGGGTAGATCAGGTCGCGCGTCAGCGTGCCCTGCAGCTGGCGGGCGTCGGACTTCAGCAGATCCTTGCGCACTTCGTTGTCGACTTCCGACCCGGCCAGCGACCCCTTGCTGGCGCTGTCGTGGCCGACGTTCTGGCCCAAAATGGCCTTGCTCACCGAGCGTTCGCACCAGTCGATCATCGCCATGAACGGGTCGTGCTGGCCCTTGGCGGCCTCCTGAAACTCAATCAACATGCCCTCTGGGATGATGCCGGCGGCGGCGTGGCCGATGTTCACCACCGCATTAAGTAGTGTGCGGCGCTCGTCCTGGGTGGCGTTGGCAGGGTATTTGCCCAGGCGCAGCGGCAGGCCGTAGATTTCCAGAAACTCCGCCATGTCGCGGGCTGAGTAGTTGCGGAACAGGTAGGGCCACACCAGCACGCGGAACAGGCCGGAACGCGCGATATAGCCCGAGCGGGACTTGTGCTGGTGCATGATCCAGCCGAACGGGTTGAGCGGTTCGCCGTCCATGCTGGCGCCTTTCAGGCGGATCTGCGATCGCGTTGCCTGGTCGACGGTGAACCACGCCTGCGGCCGGTGCTCGATCTTTTCCGGCATCAGATCGCCGTCGAGCTTGCCCCACGTCATCTCCAGGCACGAAAACCCGTGACCGATCGCGGTCAGCGCGTCCAGGATCACGTCCTCCAGATCGGCAATCGAATCCAGCTGCGCCTTGGCATATTCGGCCAGCGCCTTTTCCGCCGCGCTGGCGTTGGGCGGCGGGTCGATGCGCCAGTCGATCGTCAGCAGCGCGCGCTTCCGCTTGCTCATGTCGGCAAAAATCTGGGTGTCGCGCTCCTCCATGTCCTCGAACAGGTCCGACTGCGCCGTCAGGTCGCCCTGCTCGGCGCTGGTCATGATGCTGTGCAGGCGCTGCGGCGTCAGTCCGCGCGCCGGGTGGTCGGCAAACTCCTGATGCAGCGACGCCATCCGCGCCGTCTGCGGCTCCGCCAGGGTCTTGCGCTCGATCGGGTTGCCCCGTGCGTCCAGTATTGCCATAGGTCCTCCTACCAGCCCGCTTTCGCGTGGATTGGCATGTCATCGGTTGAATCGCTGTCCCACCTGCTGGATTTGGCGGGGCCTGGCGTGTATTCGATCGCGACCGCGTCGGCGCGGCTCGCCGCATAGGCCAGCAGAATCGCCACCCCCGAGTCGCCGTGCCGCTGCTGGCCGTCATCGCCGGTGGTGCGCTTGTCCGGAATCATCGGGATGCCCTTCACCACCTGGAACGCGCGCAGGTCGTCGACCACGTCGGCCGATCGCGGCAGCAGGATCGTGCCGTCCTCGAATGCGCTCTTCAGCGGCGCCGTGTTTTCCCGGTACCACATCTGGCTCAGCATCACGCACTCGATCCGCTGAGAACCCCAGCGCTGCACGGCTTTTTCCGCCAGATACTGGCCGTTGCCCCGGCCGTCCAGCTTGCCCGAGAAGAAACGCGGCAGACGGTCGCCAATGTAAAACAGCGCCTCGCGCTGCTGGTCGAAGGGGCAATTCCCCAGTTCCAGCAAGAACGGAAACCGCCGCACCAGGTTGGGATCGATCTGGAATGGCGCGATCACCGTCAAGTCGCCGGATCGCCCGAAATCCTCACCGAATCCGCTCGCCAGCGCCGGGTCCAGCCTGGCCAACAGCGGCTGCAGGTTGGCGTCCAGCCAGTCGCGCATGTCGGCCGTGCGCATCGCCTCCGGCCACAGCACGAAGTTGTCCGCCGGCGGCTTCCAGCGCAGCACCGGCGCGTCGAACATGCGCGCCTCGATCAGCGCGCGCGAAAGCCACGAGCCGGCCGAATTCTTCGGCACCACGTCCAGCTCTTCCTCGGCGTTGCTGCCGTAGCGATCGCGGATGCCCTTGACCCAGCGCGCCTTGTCTTCAGCCGTCGGCGGTTTGCCGGTGCGCAGGCACACCCGCTCATACAGCCCTTCGGCCACCGCCTCGTCGAACGTCACCCGGTGCAGGCTGTACGGCACCTTGCCCGATCGCACCTCCTGGATCACATCGTTGAACGGGTTTTCTGCGCCGTTGTGGGTCGAGATGATGTGCACCTCGCCGCCCCAGATCAGCAGCGCCATCGCCGCCTTGATCAGTTCGGCCAGGTCGGTGTGGAAAGCCGCTTCGTCCAGAATCACCCGGCCCTGCTTGCCGCGCAGGTTGCGCGGCGCGGATGACAGCGCCTCGATGCGGTGGCCACTGGCGAATTTCAGCGTGTAAATCGTGATCGACTTCTGCTCGCTGTCCTCCAGCCACACTTCCTCGCTCTCGGAAATCTCCCCGGCCGCCAGCGAATACGCCTTGGCGAACTCCGCGCAGTCCAGGATGAATTCCTTGGCCATGTCCTTCATGTAGCCGATATAGAAGGCGTTCATGCCCGATGCCGACGCCGCCAGCAGCGCCGTGTCCGCCGCCTCGCCCCACGACAGGCCGATCCGCCGCGACTTCTCGATCAGCTTCACCTGCGACTTGTCCGCGCACCAGCGCTGCTGATAGGGCAGCAGCGCCATCGGCGTGCGTTGTTCGAGGGCGTCGATCTGCTCGGACATCACGCCACGCCCAGAATCTTCTTGCGGATCATCTCGGCCGCTTCGTCGGACAGCCCCGCGCCCTTGGCTTCCTTGACCGCCACCACTGCCGCTTCCTTCGCCGCCTCGCGCCGCACCACCATGATGCGGTTCGCCGTCAGCGTGTCGGCGCTGGCCAGATCCTTCAGCGCCTTGCCCAGGAACATGATGTCCTGCGGCGTGCCGGCATCGAGGTCGCCGATGGTCTGGAATGCCGTGGTGCGCAGCATTTCCGCCAGCAGCCGGCCCACGTCGCCTTCCGGGTCGGTCTGCAGCTTGCCGATCCACACCTTGGCCACTTCCTGCGCCTCGCGGTAGCGCTTCATCTGCTCCTCGGCGCGCTGCTTGTAGCGGCCCACCGCGCTGCGCGACGCGTCGCCGCCCAGCGCGTGGACGATCGCCACGATGTCGTCGATCGTGGCGCGGTCCTCGCGGATCGCCGCGTCGACCTCGGCCTTGATGCGCGGGTCGAGCTGCTTGATGGAGGATTTGCGCGACATGGCGATCAGTCCGGCATCGGGCGTGCCACGCCCGGCGAATTGGCCCGGCCGCAGGCCACATCCAGCCCGCGCGAGAGCAGCTGCGGAATGCCCACGCCGCCCACCGTTTCCAGCGCCAGTAGGCCTTGTTCGGCCAGCCAGGCGAGATCGGTGTTGATCGTGTCCATGCTCGCCGAATGGCCGATGCTGGCCAGCATGCGCTGGATCAGAAACAGATTGGCGCGGTATTCAGCCGAGCCTTCCAGGATGCGCAAAATCGCCAGACGGCGATCCTCGGAGACCAGTTGTGCGAGTTTGCTCATGTCATTTCACCAGGCTTTGGTAGACGAGGTTCAGGATGCGGGTCTGCGCGGCGTTTTCGCCCTCGATCCGCTTGACCGCGCCGCCGACGCCGTCGATGCGCTCCGACAGCCGGTGCTCGGTACCGGCCATGCGCTCGTATAGCTTGCTCAGGTCGCCGTGGGTCGGCGCGTGGCTGGTGTCGCGTTCCACGCTGGTGAGCCGGTCCGACATTGATCTGATCGCGTTGGCCATGCTGTCCTCGATCTTGTTGATGCGCTCGCTGGAGGCATCGCTGCGGCGTTCGTACCAGAGGTACCAGCCAATGGCCAGGTTCAGGATGGTGATGCCCACCTTCCACCAGAAATCGGCCGCCGTGTAATCCATTTATTTCCCCTGAATCCGCTTCATGCGTTGTACTTTTTCGAAATAGTCGCGGCATTCCTCGCCGCAAAACAGTTGCCCTTCCGGCAGCACCGCATGGCATTTCGGCTCCCGGCAAAACCCCGTCGCCTGCATCGCCGGCCGGTTCATCGCCGCTTTCACGCAGGCATCGCGCTCGCGCGTTTCCATCGTCGTGGCGATGTCGAGCGGGTCGGATTCGCGCTCGAATTCCATCATGGGGCGGCCTTGTTCAGCAGCACGCCGGCGCCCATGCCCGCCGCCGCCGCCCCTGCCGTGCCGGACAGCAGCGCCGCGCCCACCAGCGGGGCGACCAGCACCGCGCCACCGACCGCCACCGCCTTGCCGGCCATGCTGGCCGCCGACTTCGCTGCGCCGGCGGCGATTTCCTGCCCGCGAAACGCCTCCACCCCGCGTTCCGACAGCATCACCGTGTAGTCGTCGCCGGCCTTGACCAGCGTGGCGTCCAGGCTGGCGTACTGCTTGCCGTTGACCACCGCCACCTCGCAGCACACCGTGCGGCCGTCGATCAGCATCGGGCGGATGGTGTAGCTGGCGGTACCGGCTTGCTGCAGCGAGGTGCAGCCGCCCAGCGCCAGCAAAATCAGGGGAATCAGTGCGCGCTTCATTTCTTTTTCGCCTTTCGAAACAGCCACGGCGCCGTCGGCTCGGCATCCACCCACAAGCCCAGGCCGGATTCGCGCGCCAGGCGCTCGGAGGTGGCCACGTCGGGATCGGTGAGGTAGGCGGTATACGCCCAGGCCAGCCCCTGCTGCACCTGGTGCAGGCTGGCGTCGACGCCGCGGCAGCGCACCCGCGCCACCGTGCGGCCGTAGAAGTCGGTCTTGCCCTTCAACACCACGGCCTGCTGGCCGAAACACAGCGCCGTCAGCGATTGCTTGGCGCGCTCGCCGAAGTCCTGCTTTTTCTCCGGCGCGTCGATCTCGGCCAGGCGCACCTTCATCGGCGCGGCGTCGGTCAGCACCGTCAGCGTGTCGCCGTCGGCCACCCCCACCACCTGCCCGGAAAACGCCGGGCCGGCGTGGGCGGTGGCGACGGCAAAGCCGAACAGCAGCCAGAAGGCGAACCAGAACAGCAGGGATGCAGCCAGGGGTTTCATCGGTCGTTTCATGCTCGCTCCAGGTGTCGCCGCACCAGCCACGGCGCAAAGCGCGGCAGGATATGCGGCTTAAAATAGTCCAGGTGACCGCAAATCTGCGGCAGCCCGGCGTGGTGGGCCACGTCGATGTTATGCATGCCCAGGCGCATCCCGTCCACGCTGGTGCAGCCGTCGCGCCCCATGCTGCCCCAGGCGTGGCGCCACAACAGGCGGGCAAACCACACCACATCGTCGCAGGCGTTGTAATACACGCTGGTCCAGCTTGCGCCGGGCGTCGTCTTGTCATCGTCCAGCGCCGGTGCGATCAGGCTCAGCTTCACGCATTTCATGCCGTGGTCGCGCATCGCCAGCCAGGCAATGGTGCAGCCGTTGCTGTGGCACACCAGGTGGTCATCGCGATGCACCACCGCGGCCAGCGTGCGGGCGATGCCGGGATTCGCCCAGCGCGCGCGCAGCACCGACAGAAAGCCGTATTCGAACACCAGCACACGGAACCCCTGCGCCTCGAAATAGGGCTTCAGCCGGCGGATGTTGCTGGTGCCTTCCTTGGCGTGGATGCCATGCACCAGCACCACGCGGGGCGGCTGCGCCTGGGCCAGATTGTCGGCCAGGCTCATCAGTAGGTCACCAGGTAGTCGCACTTCATCTCGATGCCGGCGGCAGCGGCCTCGGCCTTGGCCTTGTTGACGAACAGCTCGATCTGGCTGCGCACCATCCGCGTGGCCGCGTCCATGTTCTCGGCCAGCGTCACTTCCTTCACGAAGCGCACATTGACGTGCATCGCCACCGTCCACGGCGGGGTCGAATCGGCGGCGGGCTGGGCGATGTCGTACTCAGGCGGCACTGGCTTAATCGGCATAAACGCCCCGCTCGAAGATCGCCCGGTCCATGCGGCGGCGGTTCACCAGCCCGCGGCTTGTCTTCTTGATCCTGTTGCCCCGGCCGTCGACCACCGTGATGTACACCCAGCGGTCGAACTGCGCCGCCGCGCCGGCAAAGTCGCCCGCGCGCAGCAGCTTCAGCAGCGTCGATTCCTCCAGCGCGCGCAGACCCACGTTGAAGGCGAAGCTGAGCACGCCGTCGAACTGGTGTTGATTGATGGGGGATTCGAAGCGGGGGCGGATCGCCCGCAGATACAGCTCGGCCGGATCGCAGTCGCGCATCAGCAGCTCGGTCGCCTGCGGCTCCGTAATCGCGTAGAGGGTCTTCTTTTCGTGCGGGCGGATCACATGGCCGTAGCCGATGGTCCAGATCCCGGCCGCGTCAAGGTACGGCACCGCCGCGAATTCCTCGCGGCGCTTCAGGTAGTTTATTAAGGCTTGGGAAGCACGCATGAGGCCAGTGTGGCCACGCGCGCGCGGGGATGGAATTAACGGGGGTTAAGGCTTAAGCCGGGAACAACTGCGCCTGCCGCTTCGCCAGCTCGGCCGCGCCCACGCGCTTCACGATCCGGTAGACGTGCTGCACGGTCAGGTCGTAGGTGGTGGCCAGCCAGTCGTGGTTGCCGCCGTTGAAGCGGCGGTAGATTTCCTGGTCGCGCAGGCTGATTTCGTAGTGCACGCCCTTGCAAATATACAGCACGCCGCCGCCCCAAAAGGTGTTCAGGTGGCGCGCCACTTCCCAGCCCAGGCGGTTGGCTTCGTCGTGCGCGTGGCCGATCGCCACCAGGCGCTCTTCGGTCTGCTCGGCAATGTCCACCAGCATTTCGCGCTCGTTCAGCCCGGCCGCGTGGTCGGTGCTGTCGAGCAGGCTGATCTGGCGCGGGTCGGTCTTCAGCGCTTCCTTGATCAGGTAGATCTGGCGGCCCCCCCAGTAGTTGCGCAGGTGCTCGGCAATCTCCCAGCCGATGCGCTTCGCGTCGTCGCCGCCCACCCCCAGCGCCTGCAGGCGCGCGTCCACCTGCCCGGCCGCCAGCAGCAGCTCCTCGGGGTAGTTGTCCAGCGGGGTGGTGTTCACCGATCCAGCCATTTTTTAAGCGCCTCGATTGCCTGGGTGATCTGCTGCTGCGAGAGCCATTCCGCCCGCTGCGGCCACTTGTTGCGCGCCAGCCAGCTGCCCAGCGCCGCGTCGGACGGGTCGCGCACCTTGCCCGCCGCATGCAGGTCGCTCCACAGCGCGCGCACCAGGCCATCCTGGCCCTTTGGCGCGGGCTTGGCGGCCTTCGCGCGCTTCGGCGGGGCCGGTTTCCATCCCTTGGCCTTGAAGTGCTCCAGCAGCGTCTTGCGGCCGGTCCAGTCCAGATCCTTGGCCGACTTCACCCGCGCCACCGTCCACAGCACGGCGCGGTAGGTGTCCTCGTCGAGCGCCAGTTGCTTCTTGGCCAAGTGGATCTGCGCCAGCTCGGCGTTGCGCAGCTGGGTGCCGTTGCGTTTGGCGAAGGCCACCGGGCTCACCACTGGATCACGTAGCCGCTGAAGGTGTCGCCGTGGTTCTCGGCGAACCAGGCGAAAAAGGCGTCGACCGAGGCGAAGCCGTCGGCCGTCGCGAGGGCTTCGATCTCCTCCTCGAGGAGCGGCACCCACGCCGCCTGGCCGCTCATCGCACACGGCATCGTCACGGTCCGGCTCTTGATGCTCATGCTGATCGGATCGACCGAAGTGCAGACCGCGTCCAGCAGCTTGCGGCAGCCAACCTGGCGCATGCCGGTGTAGAGCATCAGCGGCTCGCCCACGCGCGGCGGCCGGCGCTTGCCGCGCGCGCGGATGGTCTGGCGCTTTTCCAGGTTCTTCACCTGGTCGGCGAATTGGGCTTTGAAGTTGAGTGCTGGCATGGTGTCTCCGATGGGTTGAGCGTCCCGATGCCCCCGCGCTGGCAGGGGCATGAGGCCGATCACTCCACCGCGTGCTTCAGGGCTGCGCCGGCGGAAAAGTGCGGCACGTTCTTGGCCGGGATCTCGATCTCGGCGCCGGTGGCCGGGTGGCGGCCGGGGCGGGCGCCGCGGGACTTGACGGTGAACTTGCCGAGGCCGGGAACGATGATCTCGCTACCGGGCCCCACCAGCTGCTTGTGGACCACTTCGGCCAGCGTCTCCAGCACGGCGGTGACGACGACCTTGGAAACGCCGGGGGAATGGCGCGTGACGCTGCGGGCGGCGATTTCGTTGATGAGTTCAGCTTTGTTCATGGTGCGGTCCTTTTAAGAATGAGGGGGTGAC